CTCGTCAAATCGCTCAATATTTGTTTTCTTCATGGTTCTATCCGGTCTCGTGTCTTTAGGGGTATCGACGATAGCACGTAGCCATATGCCCGCCACTGAGCGGGCTTCTTTATTCCTCATGCCCCACGGAGTCGAGCGCATGGAGTATCTACAGCGCCTGCTCGACAAGATCGACAGGTTCGAATTGTTGATTGCGGGCCTGATTGGGGCCGTTGTTGCGAGCTGGTGGCACAAGGATGACTTGTCGGACTGGCGTGCTTGGATGGTGTTCCTGATCACCGGTGTGGCCTGCTCGCTCTACCTCACGAGCATGGTCAGCGCCTATCTGAATGTCACTGAACCCAAGATCGTCGCCGGGATTGGTTTTCTCCTAGGCACGTTCGGCGGTTCTCTTCTGGCAGCAATCAACCGAGCCATCAAAGCCGCTGACCTCTGGGCGCTAATTCGCCAGCGGTTCGGGGGAGGCAATCCACCATGAATCTTGAACTGATCAACTCCATCGCCTGCGGCCTGATTGCGGCCTGGGCGACTTGGTGCGTACTGAGCGGGAAGGTAAGGGACGGCATCCTTGGCAAGCTGATCTATTCGGCCCTCGCTATCAGTGGGTTCGTTGTCATGGCCCGCAGTCAGAACATCTTCTTCGGGCCGACAACGGCGGGGCTGACACTGCATGTGTCCCTGGCCCTGGCCGGTGCCCGCCATATCTTCATGGTCACGTACTGGCAGCCGGTTAAAGCCTGGCTTTGCCGGACGCTGAACTGCGAGCACTGCATGAGCTGTGACAAGGCACCTGGCGGTGTCGAGCGACGGAGCAAGTAATCCGCGCCACATTTCGAATGTGCCAAATCGTGGCGCGGGATTACTACGGCGCGCGAGTGGGACTGGTTGCTGCGGCGTAGCAAGCGCGCAAGGTCTGTTGATATTGCTCCATCATCACCTCAAGGGAACCCACCCTCTCGGGGTAGTACTTCATTGCCGAGCTGATATCTGACCTTATATCGTCGACATCCAATTTGATGGGCGTACACCGATCGTTTTCCAACTGACGCACTCTCTCCTCTGAAGCGGCGAGTGTTGCTGCCTGCTTGTTGTACGCCCCTATCCATTGGTTTAGTGAAGTATTGAGGCCGTCGTTTGTCTTTTTAAAATCTTCTACTCGTTCTCTGGCATTAATGAGGTCGCTGTCTTGGCGGCCGTAGTGAATCCCTACTGTCGCGATTGTTGATCCCACTCCAAGAGCAAAAGACCAAAATGCGATTGTGAGTTTAGGGCGGAGAGGAACCGCTTGCTTCATTTCACTCATATGGACTTCCTTGTGATTTTACCACTATCAATACCGTTAACCTTTCACCAGTTCAAGGCGGAGCAGCACACCGATGACGACCATTGCCTACAAAGACGGTGTGATCGCCTATGACTCTCAGGTAACCCGTGGTGACATCATCACGGATGACGCTTACGAGAAGTGCATCGAGCAGAAGGGCGTGAAGTTTTTCTGCGCCGGTCCAGTATCTGACCACCAGCGCCTGGTTGATGTGTACTTCGGCGCCAAGCCAGAGGGAAACATTGACGCGTCCGCACTTGTCGTTGATGGCGAGAGCCTGATGCATGTCGCAGTGGATGACACCACCGGTTTGTGGAAGACGCCAATCCTCGACACGCGTATCTATGCCATCGGCAGTGGTTCGCCGTTCGCATTCGCTGCAATGGATATGGGTGCCAGTGCATACAAGGCAATTGAGATGGCCGCGAAGCGCGACACCAACACCGGCGGTACGATCCGCACGGTAATCATTGATCCAGCTAAGGCCGGGTAGGTGTGCCGCAGGTGAGTGCGGCACGGGTGGATCACTTCACTTTTAGAGCTTCTTGGATCTGATCTGCGTACTTGCTCAGATTGCCAATTTCTACGTCAAGCTGTGTTCCGTTTGCTGGGGCCGAGGTTACGCGAGCAGCAATCAGTTCTAGGGCTGCTGCAACGGCGATGCTCCTTTTCTTTGCCGGGCTGGCGCTGTCGTAATTTGCGTTTGTGTTTCCGGCAAGTGCGGCGGTTACTTCACTCATCATCCGTAATCCTGTGGTTTGGTTGAGTTTTACCAATACCGGCAAGGCGCCACTATTTCAATACCTCCTTTAGGCTTACCTGAGACAATTTATGACAACCAATCAACCCGACTGGGAGGCAATCGAAAGCGCCTCTGTCGGGCTGCTGTCATATACCTACGGGCTGAGGTGTTTGAAGAGGCACGGACCAACAGGTTGACTATAGGCTGCACATTCGGCGTGGATATCGGTTAACCCTTGAACGAAGCTTCCAATACACAACCCCAAAAGTGCCGCAATGACAACATAGGCCCACACACGATCAGTTGGCATCGGCTGGCGCTTCATCCACGAATCTGCACACCTTGCTCCATAAAACAGAAAGTACAGCGCAACAAGCGCAACGACGCCGATTGCCGAGTAAAAACCCAGCGAAAAGATACTGAGCGGTTTAAGAAACTCCATTGCACATCTCCTTTTTTAAAGTGCGGCTCGATTGAAGCACTCTGGCATCAGGCTCGCCACTCAACTGCGTGTAGTTTCTAGCGCTGGTGTGGCTTGGCTACAGGACGCACTCCAAATGCACAGGCCATTGCCTCCAACATCGCAGCTTGAATTGTCCGATTTACTCGACTTCGGCACTCGCCTCATCCCAGCTCCTGAAGTATGGGAATGGCTCCAGGCCGAGATCCTTGCGGACACCGGCAGCATTCACAACGAAGACCATGTCCACCTACTGGATGCAGACATCCGAATCATGTGGGCATCTTCGAGCTTCGAGAAGCAGGGTCGTACAGTTCTGGGTCAGGCCGAGCAGGTAGCGTTCCGCGCCGGTGGTTGGCAAAAAGCCCGGATGGAGCAACAGATGCGTGATTGGTTCGGCGACGTGCCGGCCTTCATCATCACCTTGGCTGCTGACTACTGCGCGCAGTGCAGCGATACCGACTTCTGTGCGCTGGTGGAGCATGAGCTTTATCACATCGCACACGCCATGGATAAGTACGGCCAGCCTGCCTTCACCAAGGGGGGAGCGCCGAAGCTAGAGATGCGCGGTCACGACGTCGAAGAGTTCGTCGGCGTGGTCCGCCGCTATGGTGCGAGCCCTGACGTTCAAGCGTTGGTGGATGCTGCAAATAAACCCGCCGAAGTGGGGAAATTGAACATTGCGAGGGCCTGCGGAACCTGTCTGCTCAAGTCGGCCTGATTTTAGACAGGTTAAGACGGATGATCGCTAATGGCAGCTCTTCGAAGTGAGGTGAAAGCCTTTATTGTTCAGGGTCTCGCGTGCTTTGACACACCTTCTCAGGTGGTTGAGGCCGTCTTAAAAGAATTCAACGTTGTTGTCACTCGCCAGCAGTGCGAATCACACGACCCAACAAAGGCAGCCGGCAAGGCGCTGGGAGAGAAGTGGACAACGATGTTTCGTGAGAGCCGCAAGCGGTTCCGCGAAGAGACTGAAGACATCCCAATCGCCAATCGAGCCTTCCGACTGCGAGCCCTGAGCCGCATGGCTGAGAAAGCCGAAGGCATGAAGAATATGGCGCTGACTGCCCAGCTACTGGAGCAGGCCGCCAAAGAATGCGGCGACATCTACGTCAACCGGGCCCGGAAGGAAGAGGCGGGCGACGAGCCGGTGATCCCAACCCGCATTCAGGTCGATGTGGTGGATGCGAGGAAGCCGAATGCCGAGCCTTAACGTTCCGCAGGCTCAGTTCCTCACGCTGGCCCACAAGTTCCGCGCGTTTGTTGCTGGTTTCGGCTCAGGCAAGACTTGGGTTGGGTGCTCGGCACTGAGCAAACACTTCATGGAGTGGCCCGGCGTCAACGCTGGCTACTTTGCACCGACTTACCCGCAGATCCGGGACATCTTCTATCCGACCATGGATGAGGTTGCCTACGACTGGGGGTTGAAGACTAAGATCAACCAGGCGAACCACGAAGTTCACATCTACAGCGGCCGGCAGTACCGCGGCACTGTGATTTGCCGATCGATGGAGAAGCCGCAGACGATTGTCGGTTTCAAGATTGGCCACGCCCTGGTGGATGAGCTAGACGTGCTGACTGCCGTCAAGGCACAGCAGGCCTGGCGCAAGATCATCGCTCGGATGCGCTACAACTTGCCCGGGCTGAAGAATGGAGTGGATGTCACTACTACGCCGGAAGGCTTCAAGTTCGTCTTCCTGCAGTTCGTGAAGCAGCTGCGCGACAAGCCGTCACTCAAGGAGATGTACGGCCTGGTGCAGGCCAGCACCTTCGACAACGAGCTGAACCTGCCGGATGACTACATCGCCTCCCTGATGGAGTCGTATCCGCCACAGCTGATCATGGCGTACCTCAAGGGCCAGTTCGTCAACCTTACGTCCGGCACGATCTACACGGCCTACGACCGCAAGCTCAACGGGTGCTTCGATACCGTGCAGCATGGTGAACCCCTGTTCATCGGGATGGACTTCAACGTCGGCAAGATGGCGGCGATCACCCACGTCAAGCGCGACCAGGGGCTGCCCAGGGCCGTGGATGAACTGATCGACGGCTACGATACGCCCGACATGATCCGCCGCATTAAAGAGCGCTACTGGCAGCACGACGGCAACGACTTTAAGAAGACGTGCGAAATCAGGATCTACCCGGATGCCTCGGGCGATTCGCGCAAATCCGTGAACGCCAGCATCACCGACCTGGCCATGCTCAAGCAGGCCGGATTCGCGGTCATCGCTCCAGCGGCAAACCCGCCGGTGAAGGACCGAATCAACGCAATGAACGCCGTCTTCTGCAATGCGCAGGGCGAGCGCCGCTACCTGGTCA